TGAAGGAGATTTCCTATAACGTCCATGAAAGAGTAGTTGTCAAGGCTACCCTAACATGGCACGTCCTGTTGGAGTTGTAAAGAATTCTAATCTCTCGATTAATTTCTTACCAACGATAGCAGACGATTGCGCAACGAGATGAGACTGTCTTCTTACGAAGATAGAATCATCAAGTGGTAAGGCCATTGTCTTTAGTAATAAAGGTCAATCTCCTCCTCCACGATCAATGCGTAAGGCCTCTTTCTTTAACTTTATAAACATTTCTTCTATTAGGGAATAACACCCTAGTATAGGATATGAGTATATAAGTTGAAGACCGAGTTCTAAGTCCTTCTCTAGTTCAAATGATGTAAAATGAATCACTAAGTTAGTTGCTAGATCCCCTAAACCAATAGGAGATCTGGGTTTCTTCCTTAAATGATCATTTTCATAATTTGAATCAGCGAAAGCTTCGACAGCTAATGAAGATAGAATCCCAAAGGATTCATCCTCAGTTAGATCTCGAATTTGGTAAGAGTAATGCCTTTTAATCTCGTTCAAGAGAATATAAGCCGTAATCTCACCACGCATGCATTTCAACATGCGTTCGCTGACATAACTATTGTCTCATTGTTTGCGACAGTAAACTCGTCGCATCGATTTGACAATACTATAATAGAGAGCGACACTTGACGGGATCCCATCAGTACTCAACCACATTTTATTCTCTGACTCGATTAAGAGCGAAGTTAGGATGTAACTCCTACTTTCACTTTCAGCAAGTGCAGATATTGGAAATGGTGTAATCTCTTGACCCTTATAAATAAGCCTTTTGGCAAATTCATAAAGTTCCTTGGATGAGTGAGTTTTCAATTCGCTCACTTCAAGTCCAAGAGATTTGATTACTTTTAGGTATTCTTCCGCTAGTCTTTTGTCACCAATCACAATATCATCTCCTAAGAGACAATACTTTGATTTTGATCATTCAATATTAAGTTCCTTACAACAGTAGTATATCACGTAATGATGTGCTATTGCGAAAGAAACTCATGATGAGTAAGCTCCCATCGGATTACCAGTGGCGTACATTAAATCTAGATTACTAGACTTCGTACTTTCCTTATAATCAAACGGGTAGCCTACCATTATATTTTGTCAATGATCGACATAGTTACTAGGAAGTAAACCTTTTAAGACAGAATTAATAAGAGTTATGGGAAATCTATCAGTGGCAGCCGTAAGGTCAACACTGTAGAATATCTCACAATCTTTTAATTTTTCTTTAAAGGCTCCCTGGTGAAATGTCTGGTCTTGATCTATTTTCTTCAAAGCATTCGCTAAAAATGAATGTAATGGTTTTAATACGGTCTGAGACCAGTAATCAAGTATTGCAATCACTCTTACCTTATATTCTTTATCAGGAAAATGAGTTATCTTCCGATAACATCTATTTTCTTCATAAGGAGGTATAAGATGTTTTGATGAGAAAAGATTATCAATTCTATCACTTATTAATTTTCCACCAAT